CGGACTGTGTTATGGCTTTATGGTTTGCAATTATTAGAGCAAGAGAATTGATTCAAAGCGGTACAAGGGTATCACCTTATTTAGATAATAGGTGGGCTACTAGAGCTCAGATGGAAAAAAGAAACTCAATCAACTTAGACGATGCTTTTAGTGAGCAATGGTCTGAAGTCTACGGATAGGAAAATATGAATCTAATTAATGCGGCTAGAACAGTAGGTGGTATTACTGGTAAAGGTGCCAAGAATATTAATCCTATTTATAAAGAAATTGAATCAAGAGCAAAGAAAACAGCTATTGCTTTTGGTGCAGGTTTTGCTGCAACTTCAGCATGGATTGGTAATGAAGTTCGAAAGAGCGAAAACAATTTTAAGAAAGCAAAAGGCAAATAATGGCTAATCCAATTAAAGCAGTTAAAGCAGTAACTCGTGCTGTTGCTGGCATTACCGGCAAAGGTGGTAAGAGTGTAAATCCTCTTTACAATGAGCCTATTAAAATTAATTCAAACCCTAATAAGACTCCCGCTAAAAGCATGAAGGGTCCTACTGACTATTCTATAAGAGGACGTGGGCCACAGGAATATGATTGGCAACATAATGATTGGAATTCTAAAGAAGGTGTAGATGATTACGGTAATCCTACATATAATTCTAAAGCACCAGTAAAACCTATTAAAGTTAATAGTAATAGACGTGGAAACTAATGGCTAGCTCTAATAAACAATTAGGACCAACTAAAAAGATTTCTACCTCACCTGCTGTACCAGTACTTAAAGCTGTGTTTGATACAGTAGTTCCAACAACTCCAAAAGATGTAGCAATAACATTAGCTGGTGGTAAAGCCTTTCGTGTTGTTGGTGGCATTGTAGGCAAGGGCGCTAAATACGTTTCTAAACTTTATAGATAGGTAACAATGGTAAATCCAATTAAAGCTGCACGCTTAGCTGCAGAGCTTGCTAAAGAAGCTCGCCAAGTTGCTGAGAAAGCAGCTGGTGGATTTAAGACTAGACCTCTTTACAATCCTGAAAATGAAATTATTAAAGCTCCAGTTAAACCTGTTGTAGCAAAACCAGAAGAGAAAAAATTATTTCGTTCAGTTCCAGAACCTAAAGAAACTGGCGCAGATTTTGCAGTAAAACAAGCTAAAGCATTTGGATTAGGTTCAGTATCACCGGAGCAAAAAGCGGCTATTGAAGCTCAGATGAACAGAGGGCTACGCCCTGATATGCCTCCTTTGAGAACTAATCCCCTTCCTCCAGAGGCAGTAAATATTCGTCCACCTTTAGCTCCAGGTATGCGTAAATGGACACCAGAAACTAAAATAGTTATAGAACCTATGAAACCAGCATTACCTAAACCACAAGTATTTGATATTAAATCAAGAGGTAAAACAGAACCTTTAACGCCAGCACAAAGGGAACGCATAGCTGAAGAACAGGCACAACGTGCTGCAGGTATAAGAACACCTAAATATGAAACAACTACTCAAGACAAACTTAATATGTTGAAACAACTTCGTAAAGAAGTTAAGGGAGATTAATTTATGGCATTAGATATGAAACAGATAACCGCAAGAGTTGATTCTTTGCGTTATCGTTCTACAGAAAGAGATGCACGCAATCTAGATGTACTTTCTGTTCGTCAAGGAAAAATCTCAGAAGTTTATCCTAACTTTTTTCCAAGTGGTATAGACCAAAACGTAGTAGCTAACTTCATTGATATTGTTGCAAGAGACCTTGCAGAAGTTATGGCTCCACTACCTGCTGTTAACTGCTCAGCAGTAAATCAAGTTTCAGATAGAGCACGTCAGTTTGCAGACAAGCGTACAAGAATTGCTGCTAACTATTTCCGCCATTCAGATTTGCAAGTAAACATGTACAACGGTGCAGACATGTACATAACATATGGTTTTCTTCCTTTCATTATTGAGTTAGATGAAGAAGCAAGATTGCCACGGATTAGATTAGAAAATCCTATTGGGGCTTATCCAGAGTTTGACCGGTACGGTCGTTGCATAGCATTTGCAAAACGTTACACCCTTACCTTAGGTGAGTTGGTTAGCCAGTTCCCTGAGTTTGAATCACCACTCCTAGGCTCAGAGGGTTACAGTCAAAATCTTAATCATCAAATGGAGATGATTCGTTACTACGATAAAGACCAATCAGTTATTTATATACCAGCAAGAAGAAACTTAGTTCTATCAAGAGCAAGTAATCCCCTAGGCAAGATGAACGTAATCATTGCTAAACGTCCAGGCGTTGATGGTGAGCTTCGTGGACAGTTTGATGATGTATTAGGAATTCAATTACTTCGTAACCGCTTTGCTTTACTTGCAATGGAGGCTGCAGAAAAATCTGTTCAAGCACCAATTGTATTACCAAGTGATGTACAGGAATTACAATTAGGCGGAGACGCTGTAATTCGTACAAACAATCCAGCAGGTGTTAGACGTGTTGAACTTAATCTCCCACAAGGAGCTTTTACAGAACAACAACTTCTAAATGAAGAATTACGTGTAGGAGCTCGTTATCCTGAGTCACGTACTGGAAACGTTAAAGCTTCAATCATTACTGGCGAAGGTGTGCAAGCACTATTAGGTGCCTTTGATACACAGGTTAAGTCAGCACAATCTATATTTACTACAGCATTACGTGATGTTATTTCTCTTTGCTTTGAAGTAGATGAGAAACTATTTAACGTAGAGAAAACAATTCGTGGTACCGATGCCGGTGCACCTTATGCGGTTACATATACACCTACAAAAGATATCAAGGGTGATTACTCAGCCGATGTAAGATACGGAATGTTAGCTGGTTTGAACCCAGCACAAGGTCTTATCTTCATGCTTCAAGCTCTTGGCGGAAAACTTATCTCTAAAGATATGGCTATGCGTGAGTTGCCATTTAACGTCAACGTCACCTTAGAACAAGAGCGCATTGAAACAGAAGATATGCGGGCTGCATTGATTGGTTCATTGCAAGCTTATGCACAAGCAATACCTCAAATCGCTGCTCAGGGCGGTGACCCCAGCAACATTGTTAACAAGATAGCTGAAGTCATTAGGCAACGTCAGAAAGGCATAGCAATTGAAGATGCCATCAGTGAGGTATTTGCACCAGAGAATCCTCCAGCTGGTGGCGCACCATCGGTCGAGCAGCCGTCCGTCCCCTCTGCTCCCGGCGCTCCAGTTGGAGGCTCACAACCAGAACAACAAGTACAAGCTCAGGCACAACAAAAGCCAGAACTACAAAGTTTATTAAGTAATTTAAATATGGCTGGAAAAACTAATGCAAGTGTAAGGACAGTAAACAGAAGATAACTTGGGGGAATAGTGACGGCTATTGTTGGAATTCAAGGCAAAGGTTGGGCTGTCCTAGCAGCAGATTCTATGACTACATATACAGATAGACCGTATGTAGCAAAGGGTTGCGATAAGATAGTTAAAATTGGTGAGTATCTAATTGCAGTAGCAGGTGATGCTATAGCAGGAGATATCCTTAATAACTTATGGCAACCACCTAAAGTAATTAAGACTCAAGACCCAGATAGATTTATGATGATTAGAGTTTTACCATCTATCAAGCAAGCATTAAATGAAGCAGGCTATGACCCAGCACCTAAGGGCAAGAATGATGATGATGCTGGATGGGATGCGTTAATTTGTTTTAATGGAAAGTTATATCAAGTTAGTGATGACTATGGATATATGCGAGACGATAGAGGATTTTACGGAATTGGTTCAGGCGGTGGACTAGCTCTTGGTGCATTAGTTGCAATGGAATTTGAAACTAAGACACATGCTAAAGCAACAAGTGCGGCAAAGAAAGCAGTTAATGCAGCAATCCAATATAATATTTGGTGCGGTGGAACAGTTAATATCAAAACTCAATTTACTAAGTAGGAGTATAAATGGCAAATGGACGTGGCGGATATCGTCAACCTAGCAATCCAGCACCTGTATCAGGTCCAGGCGCTTTGTCAAAGCGTACTGATGGTGGTGCAACTGAAGGTATGACTCAAGCTCCTAAATATATGGCTGGAATGCGATACGGCATGGGTGGAAATATGGAACAACAATCAGGTGCTCCTATGCAAGGTACTGATATACCTTCTACTCCAACTCCTATAGTGCCTTTAAACGCCCCTACAAGCCGTCCTCAAGAGCCTATTACAGCTGGCGCTGACTTCGGCCCTGGCCCTGGTTCAGAAGCTTTAATCAATATGCCATCTCCTCAAATTAACATTAGCAATGTCCTTAGCAGACTTGCACAATATGACGACTCAGGAGATACAGAACTTATTTATCGCAGGTTATTAGATAGCGGTTATTAATGCCTAGACTACCGAATCCTGTAGTAGCTCAGACATCTCAAGGTTTATATAATGCGGTTTCATCAGCCAACCTTTCTCCTGAAGAAAACGGTATGGTTACACAACTGTCTTATGCATACCAAGAAGGTCTTAGATTAAGTAAATTATCTCCTGATAAAGCTAAATTAGATTTTAATAACTTAACTGATAATGCCAAGCAAGATGTTAGAGTGCTGTTTCCAAATGAGGAATACTCTAAGCCTGAACAAAATTTATTACATAAAGGTTTAGGTATTGCTGGTAAAGCAGTTAGCATTCCTTACAAGTTTTTTGGTTCTCCTTTTCTTGGTACATTTTCGGCTTTAGAAAAATATGGCAAGACTATCAATACTCCAGTTCGTGCAGGTTTTGAAGCTACTACTTTAGATAAACCTTTATTCTCTCAAAATACTTGGTCAGATGCTTACAAAGGTAAAGACTTCTATAATCCAAATGACGTTAAGAACCTTGAAGAAAAATATGGCAAGGCTAATGCTGCAGTTGCAATGGGTATTGCTTCTGGCAAAACTCCAGGTGAAATTGTTCAGGGTTGGGGCAAAGTAGACTCTGAGATAACACAAGCACTTGCTGATTCATTAGATGACCCGGATAAGTTTGAACCTATTCTTAAAGAAACAAAGCTAGCAAGATTTTCTCCTGGTCGTTCAATTGAACGTATGGCGTATGATGAAAAACATCCAGTACTTTCAACAATATGGTTCTCTGCCTTTGGCAGACCAATGGAAGTTCCTGGTCAATCTGCAGAAGTTAAAGCTACAAACGAGGCTTATAAAGCTAGCGTAATGGCTAAGCAATCTGGAACCATTGATGCTATCTATCAAGTTTTAATTGACCCATCAACCTACTTAACAGTAGGTCTTAGTAAAATACCTTTGCTAGGTCCTAGGTTAGCTAAATTTGCTATTGCTAAAGGCGCAGATGAAGCAGGTTTTCTTGTTGCTGGACAAGGCAACAAAGGCAGGGTATTAGCAGATAAAATATTAGCAGCTAAAACTCCAGAAGAATTAAACTTTACCGTTCGTGAAACTTTTCAAAGACCAGATGTATTTGGCTTATGGCAAAATGAAGTTGGTCCAATAATTAAATCATTTACCGAGGCTGAAGGTAATACGGCTAAGTCACAAATCTTTAGAAATTTCAGACTTTCTTATCCAGAGTTTAATGACTTGTCTGTATTTAAACTATTTGCCAAGAACAATGTATTTGATGCTAAGTCTGCTGAAAAGTTTTTTACTACTGCAGATAATGCAAGATATTTAATTGGCGGAAGACTAGATGGAACTAGTTTTTACCGTAATGGTATTGCTACTGCACGTGCATCTCGTCAATTTACATCAGGTATTGCTCGCAAGGTGGACGCATTATTTAATCCAACAGTAGGAAATATTGCTGCAAGGGATACACTTGAGAAAGCTACCGCTGCACATGAGCGTGGTTGGGAAATTCTTACACGTTTAGGTGAAGAAGCAGACTTGGGAGTTAACCCAAACATAACAAAACTTATAGACATTGAAAGTGATATGTCTAAAACACGTAAATTAGCATTTAAAATAGGTACAGCAGCCGGCAGAAGCCCTACTAGTGGTGGCATTAGATACGGTGATGATGCTATTGATACTGTTTCTGAATTTAGAAACATGGCTGCACTAGTAGTAGATAGAGATTTTGCAGATACATGGGCATTAAACTATTTAGATTTAGATGCTGCTCAACAAGTAGTGGCTGTTCGTAATCTTTATGCTGCATATTTTCAAAAGCAGGGCTTTGAAGGATTACCTGGCGGCAAAAAGTACACACAAAAAGTATTAGATAGAACATTTAATCACCATGCTGGCTTTGGTATTACTTCTAAAGTAGAAGTACGTAAAGATTTAGCAGGCATTATGGAACCCAGCGCCCTTGAGGTAGAAAATGGTGTTCCATATTTAAGAAACCGTGGTATTAC